GACTCGCAGCGCATGTTCAATTACTGGCGCACGGCAAGCACTGAATTGGTGGCACTGGCTCCCAAGACCCCGTTTATAGGCGCGGTTGGCGCATTTGATACCGACGCGGCGAAGTGGGCATCGGCCAATACCAAGAGCCACGCATATATCGAGTATGACGGTCAGTTACCACCGCAGCGGCAACCGTTTGTAGGCGTTCCTGCCGGCGCATTGCAAGAGGCCATGAATGCGTCGGATGATATGAAGTCCATTATTGGACTTTACGACGCAAGCCTGGGCGCGAGAAGCAACGAGACCAGCGGCAAGGCGATCAATGCCCGTAAACAAGAGGGGGACGTTAGCACATTCCACTTCATCGACAACTTGGCTAAGAGCATCAGCCATTGCGGGCGCATCCTGGTTGATCTGATCCCGAAGATTTACGACACCGAGCGCGTAATCCGCATTATTGGGGTTGACGGCGAGACGAAGAACGTCCAACTGAAGCAGCCGACCGAGCACCAGGGCATCCAGCGCATCTTCGACTTGGGTGTGGGTAAGTATGATGTGGCGGTAGACACCGGCCCCAGCTTCACCACCCAGCGCGAAGAAACCGCCAATCAAATGATTGAGCTTATCCGTGGCTACCCTGAGGCCGCACCGATCATTGGTGACCTGCTGGCTAAAAACCTGAACTGGCCGGATGCTGATGAGATTGCAAAACGACTGAAAGCCATGTTGCCGCCGAATATTCAGGCGCTGGATGATGACGAAAACGCGCTCCCGCCTGAAGCTATGCATAAAATCCAGGCATTGCAGGGCCAAATGCAGCAGATGGGGCAACAGATGCAGCAGGGAATGGGCGAGTTCCAAAATGTTGTGAAGGAGCTGGAAGCCATCAAGGCAGACAAGGCGCTCGAATCCCGCAAGCTGGACATTGACGCCTATGCCAAGGAAACCGACCGCATCAAGGTTCAGGTTGAGGCCGGGGTGAGCATTGCCAACCAGATAGCGCAGGCCCAGCCCATCTACAACGACCCACAACCGACACAGCCGCAAGGCAACGGTTTTACCGGATAGCCACCTATCCGCTTCGGCCTCTGTCGTGAGACACGCCAACCATTCAGGGGTGGTTCCTGAACGGACAGACTTGGAGTTACACAAATGGACGAGATGCCGGGAAATCCCGAACTTGAAACCCCATCCGGGGCGACTCAGGAGACGGAAACCGAACATGACGACGTTGACCTCATCGCTGATGAATTGGGCGGTGAGGATGAATCAACGGCGAGCGATGAATCCCAGAAGGAAGCAGAACCACAACCCCGCAAACTGCGCGTCAAAATCGACGGGCAGGAACTTGAGGTGGATGAGGAAGAAGCGGCCAAGGGCTATCAGCGGCAAGCCGATTACTCACGCAACATGCAGCGAATTCAGCAGGAACAGGCTGAAGTCAAGCAGATGCGCGATGTCTACCAGCAGCGACTCGAACAGTACATCCCCGAGCAGGAAGCTAGGCTAAACCGCTTGCAACAGGAACTTGCAGTTCTTGCAGTTGAAGACCCCGCAATGTGGGTTCAGAAACAGCAGGAATTTCAAACTGAATTGCAGCGGTATCAGCATGCTCACGGCGAACGGGAGCAGATGAATCAGGAACGTGCGCGCTCCGAACAGATGTTCAGCCAGCAACGGTTGCAACAGTCTGAAGCCGCGCTTATTCAGTCAATCCCCGAATGGAAAGACCCGGCTAAACGGCAGGCGGAAGCGCCCGCTGTGGCTAAGTTTTTGCGTGAATCCGTGGGTTTGAGTGAGCAAGACCTAGCTGCCGTGAATAACGGTGTGTTTGGTCACGTACCTATCGTCTTGGCCCGCAAGGCCATGCAGTTCGATGCGCTGATGGCAAAGGTAGCCGCCCGCAAGGCCGGTAAAGCCGAAGAAACCGAAGCTCCTGCGCCTGTTGCACAGGTTCGCACGTCTGGAGGGGCAGCAAAAGACCCGGCAAAGATGAGCGACAAGGAATTCGCAGCGTGGCGCAGGAAGCAAATAGCTAACCGCTAACCACTTCAGGAGCATCACATGAGCAATACATTCAAGGTAATCGACATGGTGACTAAGGAGGCCCTGCGCGTTGCGCACGAGTCTGCTTCGTTCATCGGCACCATCGACCGTCAGTAAACGAAAGTCTAGCTGACGTAAAACCCCGTTAATTGCTGGAAACCCCTTAGAGCCAAATAAACTACAAAGTAGCTGGAAACGGCAGGCTTGAAAGTTAAAAATTATTTGGATTGGGCAATCAGCAGCCAAGCTTGAGGCAATTTGAGAATTGTGATATATTCTCATAATGCAAAACATTAAAGAACGAAACAGAGAGTACGCGAAAGCGTATTACGATAGGAATAGAGAAAAGGTTACATCTGCTAGGCGTGAGTCCTACAAGGCTCATAAAAACAGTGTATTAGACCATTACGGGAAAATATGCTCATGCTGCGGAGAGAAAGAACCTTTGTTTTTGACCGTAGACCATATAGATAATGATGGACACCTTCACAGGAAGGGCCCAGATACATCTCACCAAAATATTTATGGATGGCTGGTTAGAAATATGTTCCCATCTGGTTTTCAGATTCTTTGTATGAATTGCAATCAAGGTAAACATCGTAATGGCGGTGTTTGTCCGCATCAAGAAGGTTCAACGATCACCGAAAGCGCGGCGCAAGCCGTTAAGCAAGTAGGGTAGGGCCAAGCGGCCCGAAACGCGGGGGGGCTACGAAGCCCAAGATATGATCTGTTCTAGCCAGAAAGGGTTAGCTGCGAAAGCGGGGTGATCAGTAGCGCGATCACCTGAACACTAAAGATGACGATTCTTTCAAAGACAACGGCAAGGGCAAGAAGGGCGCAAGCCTGCGCGTCCGCGAGCCTAACCAGTACACCCGCCGCGCCGGTTCGCGTGTGATGGATGTTCAGGATCAGGCTGAGTCGGATCAGACCATCACCGTCGCAACGCAAGACGGTGTGGATATGCGGTTCAACTCGGCAGAACTGATGCAGTCAGTCAATAACGGCGCTGCGTTCGATGATCTGTCGAAGAACTACATCGAACCCGCCGTCAAGGTGCTGATTTCCAACATCGAGGCTGACGTGCTGGCCTACTGCACCAAGCAGACCTACAACCTCGCTGGTACTGCTGGAACCGCGATCACCACGCTGGACGTTCCCGGCAAGGCCCGCGCCAAGCTGAACCAGCAACTCGCGCCCAAGGACAAGCAACGCGCCATCCAGATGGATTCTGTCGGCATGGGCGCTTTGGTGAACGGCATGGCGGCGTACTTCAACCCGTCCAACGCCATTGGTGAGCAGTACCGCGAGGGTCTGATTTCCCGCACGGGTATGGCTGACTACTACGAGAACGAACGTGTCTGGACGATGACCACGGGTGCAGACCATACCACCGTCACCACCGATGCGTCGGCTGCCGTGACGGACGGCGGCACGAACATCACGATCAGCGGCGGCACCGTTACCGTTGGTTCTGTGTTCACCGTTGCTGGTGTGTACGACTGCCACCCCGAGACCAAAGCGGCCTATCCGCACCTCAAGCAGTTTGTGATTACGGCTGGCACCTCTGGCGCGCTGACGGTTTCCCCGGCAACCGTCCTGACTGGGGCCAAGAAGAACGTGGTCTCTTCGTCTGGCGGCACCCTGGCGACCACGGATTTCAACAGCCAGGTTGTCACGATGGTTGGAGCGGCTTCGACCAGCTACGTCCAGCCCATCATGTACCACAAAGAGGCGTTCCAGTTCGTGACCGCCGACCTGCCGCTGTACGACGCGCAGAAGTGCGTGCGTCGTGTGCAGGATGGTCTTTCGATGCGTGTATGGATGGACTCGGACATCCGCAACGATGAACTGCTGATGCGTATCGACATCCTGTATGGGATGAAGGCGCTGCGTCCGCAATGGGCTTGCCGGATGATCGGTTCAGCTAACGCCTAACCGTCAGGGGTCGGGTAAAACCGGCCCCGTTTAACTTTTAAGGAGAGACATCATGGCAGCACAAGACTACGAGCAAGTGACGTACAACTCCGCCGATGGCGCGCAGATCGGCAGTTCCGCAACCGAGAAGATCGGTTTCTACGGCGCTACTCCGGTTGTGCAACGTGCGACCGCTTCCACCCACACCACGACTGCTGTGGTTACTTCGGCATCCTACGGCACCCTCCAGGTGGCACAGATGCAGGAGGTGATGAATACCCTGGCCGGCCTCGGCCTGTGGGCTTCCTAAGCCCTACCGCGAAGCTGCTGCATGTTG